GGTTGATGTTCGCCTTGAGGGGCTTTCCACGCGCGCCAAGTGGCAGCTTGCGGTAGATGCCCATAAAGAGCGTCTCGTTTCCTGCACGAGAAAGGTTACCGAGGTTGTTGCCGAGGCGAGCTGCGTATTCAAATTCAAGGGCATTCATGTTGTTCGAACCCGCAGATGATGGGCTTGGCATCACATTCCGTGGTGGGCTTGGAGACGGCGCCGCAGTGACCGCAGGTTTCTTGCTCGCCACATAGGCTCGAAGCGTGTTGAACTTGTTAGCCTTGGCGGTGGCGTTGTATTCCGCATGTAAATTGGAGGGCAGAACAGCCTTGGCGATCTTATTCTGCTCTTCGGCTGAGATGGTGGCCCACGCGCGGCGCGTCTGGGCACCCTTACCCGTCGTCTTTTCCACACGGCCGTTGTTCAGGAAACGGTAGTACGTGCCGTTGACAAGGGCATTGGCGTTGCGAACAGGCTTGTACACGTTCGCCTTCTTCTGGATCAGACCTATGAGATCCGCGGGCGCCATCTTCGCATTCGCCTCTGGAATGCCCATGTTCCGCGCCACGCCCAGAAGCTCCGCCTTGGTCAGGCGCGTCGCTTGGCGGTTGTTGATGCGCAGGATCTTGTTCAGACCCATAGTGACAAAGTGCTGCAGGCCAGGTTTGAACGACTCGTTGCCCATAGTCAACACGTTAGTCTTGACGTTGGCGGGAATCTTGAAAATCTCACGGACGGCCGCAGGGATGTTGCGGCCGGCTTCAGTATACGCCTTTATCACAGTCTTGCGACCTGAGGCGATACCAGCGGGAATGGCGAACCAGTAAGGCTGTTTGCCAGGGCCGGGGCGGACGTAGAAGCCCTCCTTGGTCGCGTTCCAGCTCGGGGCCCTGCGGTTTTTGGGACCCACGGAGGCCGCCGCTGCTTCCGTATTTACATTTTGAATTGGAATTCCAAGGTTTCGGAAGATCTTCAGAGTGTGGGCAGGGACTGGGACGCCCACCTTGGCGTACGCCTTGGCCACAACGACCGCATTCTTCTTCGCAAGTCCCATGGGGCCGCGGTTGATAACCTCGCCAGTCTGAAGCTCCTTCTCCATCTTGCGCCACTTGTAGAGGCGTGGCTTCCCGTTCGTCCCTGGGCGCACATAAAAGCCCATGGGCGGCTTGGCGTTCCAGGAAGCCGCAAGGGGGTACCGGTTCGCCAACTTGGCTTTCTTGTTGTTCCCGCCCTTTGTAGGTTTCTTTATAGCCGGGGAGTTGGCGAGGTTGAACGCAAGGAAAGGGACTATATCGTATTTAGAGAAGAATTCCTTGAAAAGCTGTTTAGGGGCTTCGCGCTCCGAAGGGTCCTTGATGCCGGTGAAGAGGACGGTACCATTCTTGAAGAACTGATAGGTCCACTTGGGGTTTTTGAGCTTGAGCACCACGGCGGGTATGCTCGCCTCTGGAGTGTACCGTACAGACTCACGCACCGTGGCGGGGAGCTTTGTGAGCTCGTCTTTGAGGTCCTCGAGAGCTATTGGCCTATTTATGTAGAAAATTCCGTCAATCTTTTTATAGGTTGGTGGCGCCTTGAGCAGAAAGGGTGGAGCCCATCCGTTCTTCACGATGGCCAACAGACCCTCTTCATAGTTCCCGAGACCCATAATGTCAAAGTACGTGTCGGCCATCACGATCGTCTGTTGACCGCGTTTGGCGATGATCTTCTTCACGTCCGTCTTGTCACCTATCCACCCCTGGCCTGGGACCCAACGTATCACGGGCTTTTTGAAGGTGGCATTGTAGCCGGTGATCTCAGAGAACCCCTTGGGCTCCGTTTCGAATACAGAAAGAAAATTGGTAGGTAGTTTAAAAGTGACTATTTTGGCTGTGAGGGCCGAGGCGGACACCTTCCAGCCCCCCTGGTTACTATTTTTGAAAACGCGCTTGGATCGCCATAGTTTCTGAAACTTGGCGATCCGAGCCCGAGTCTGCTCCTCGAGGGATTCCATATTACTGTTTTCTTACATTTTATTCTTGTGCCACAAAGTCAAGACCGAAGATGAAAGGTTGCGTCGAGTATGCGCTTCCGTTGTAAATCTTCGAATCGACGCGCACCTCGAGTTCCTTGGCGCTGAACGGTCCCGCGTAAAAGTCCTGGTTGAAACGGTGAGTACCCAGGTTGTTCTGTTTGCAGTGCTCGTTGAACCGAGCAATGAAGAGCGTCTGAGGGATGAACAGGTCCGGCCCGAACTTGAACTTCTCTGAGCACAGAAAGTGCTGGAGAGCGTTCGTGACGGTCGCGATCTGGCTCTGGACCGTCTTGAAGTACTTGGGGAGCACGTTCCAAATGTCCTTGTCAGCATACTTGTGCGCGTAGTCAAGATAGGCCCGCAGACACTTGCAGAGGATGGCCGGGATCTCCTGTTCGAGCTTCTGGTCCAGGTGCGGATCCGCGTCAGCCACCTGGCGCCCAAAGTTCCACGTAGCCAGACGGCGCAAAATAGACCCTGAATTGTCCTTCCAGTTGGGCACCTCATTTCCTCCCAAAATTCCGGGCGTCTTCCACTGCATGCTCAGGGCCGTCTCATTCTTCCTGGCCACCGACACGTCCTCACCAGACACGAGAGACTGGAACTCTGCCTGTTCGAGCTGAAGGTCACCCTTGATCTCGGGGCTGATGAACATGAAACCACGGTAAATGCTCTGAAGGCCGAATTTCTTTTCAATATTGTTCGAGAGGGTCGCCACGTCCTCACACTCGTAGAACAACTTGCAAACCTTGGTGATAAGGGTCGACTTGCCTGAACGGGCAATGCCCTTCAGGAACGGGATAACCTGCCAGCCGTCCAACTCATTCACCTCGAAACACAGACGGCCGCAGAAGACGTACATCCACTTGCAGACATCGATATCGAACCGCTGATAGTCCAGGACGCGTTGCATGTGGGGCGTGGGAATGTCGTACCAGTCCACGATCTCCTCGTACGGATCGAAAGGCAAGTCGAAGTACTTGCAGCTCACCAGGGTCGGGTCCAACTCGCGGAAGTCGCGAGAATTATATGGGTAATACTTGATCTGATACTTTTGTTCTTCGGCGTTCCAGTCCTTGCCCACCAACAGGCCGTTTGCAAACGACCAGGTGTGCCGATCCTTTTTGATCTCAGGAAACTGGAAGTCTTTACAGTTTGTAAGGTGGCGCACAACATCGCTCACAAGGCCCCCGCGGCTCGTCAGGTTTTTCCACATCTCCGGGTTATCCTCCTTTTGGGTCGTGTCGTACACAAAGTCCTTGATCTCCTTGACCGGCTTCCAGGCTCGGGTGTTGCGAATTTCGATGCAGCACTGGTCACGGTACCGGCGGTAGCCCTCGTCGTACGCCTGGTGGAGCAGAAACAGGAGGAGCTTCTGGTAAGGCGTGTTGGACTCGTCATCCTTCAGTGAAGAATCGTTGTTGTCTATGGCGAGTGTAGGGTTGTTGATGCGATTGAACCGACGGTCCCAGATCCTGAACTGCTCAAACTGCTCCTGACGGTCCACGATCAGGCGCCGGATCCTAAATTCGAGTGTAAATTCGTCACCATTTATATCCTTGCTCGAACGCTTATTGGCGTTTAGGTTATCCACACGCGTCAGTAGGGTTCGGCAACTGTTGATGAAGCGATCTTTGCGTTGCTTCACGTGTTCTACTACATAATTGCGTGGGTATCCATCCACGTCACGCTCCTGGTCATTCATAAATAAGACGTACGCCCACGACTTGTCAGCCGCGAGAGTGTTTGCTCTAATGTGAATACCAGCATCGGTCTCTGCTTGAGTTATTTTTGACTCAAGTTCCTCGATCGTCCATGAATTGACTTCGGTGCTCTGATGAGCCATCCGAATTTCCTCATCGTGTTCGGGAGTAATCTCCTTCTGGATTGTGTGGACTTTCTTGGCGCTTGACATTACTAAGAATGGGCCAGACTTTTTTAAGCGGGCGCGGCAATGTGCTTGGGCTCGGGCTGGCAGCAGCACTGGGCAGGCTTGGCGCTCAGGGCGCTCAGAATTTTCACTAGAATTTTGTTCTGCATCTCGAGGTTCAGGGAGATCTTCTCGGTCGCGTCCTTCAGGCCCACCAGGGCGGTGGCGACGGTCTCGCCGTCCTCGGTCGCCAGGAAGGCGCCCAGGGCCTCCATGGGGTCGCCAAAGTCCATCTCGTCCATCTCCTCGGTCTCGTCCAGGTCCTCCTCCTCATCTTCCTCAGGTGGGGGGCTTGGGGGTGGTGGGCGTGGTACACGAGACATTTAATAGGGCACCAGAAAATCCCCGCGTCTCCTGGGCGCAAGGGGTCTGATTTTTTTTCTTGGGGTATAGTACAAATGGCCGGTGGACTTATGCAGCTCGTTGCTTATGGCGCTCAGGATGTGTACCTGACTGGGCAGCCCAAGGTTACCTTCTTCCAGGCCGTGTACAAGCGCCACACCAACTTCGCGATGGAGAACATCCAGCAGACGGTGAACGGCACGCCCTCCAACAGCGGCCGTGTGTCCGTGACCATTGCCCGCAACGGCGATCTGGTCGGCAACATGTACGTTGCCCTGCAGCCCACGCAGTCCAGCAAGTCCAACCTGACGTCGACCAACGGCACCGTGGACACCTGCTGGGTGGCTGAGCGCGCCATCGCCGCCGTTGAGCTGACGATCGGTGGCCAGCGCATTGACAAGCACTACCAGGCGTGGTTCCGTCTGTACGCCGAGTGCTTCCTGAACGAGGCTGACAAGATCAACTACGGCAAGCTGACGTCTTCCCCAATCTTCACCTCGGACTCGACCAACAAGAACTACGTGTACCTGCCACTGCTGTTCTTCTTCAACCGCAACCCAGGCCTGTACCTGCCCCTGATTGCCCTGCAGTACCACGAGGTTCGCCTGGACTTCGACCTGACGAGCAACTTCACCAACTACTTCGGCGCCTCCTCCCAGGTGTTCGAGGTGTGGGCCAACTACGTGTACCTGGACACTGAGGAGCGCCGCCGCTTCGCCCAGAAGGGCCACGAGTACCTGATCGAGCAGGTGCAGCACACCGGCGGTGACTCCATTACCCTGGCGA